TTGAATATAAAAAGTACTATTAGGGGATGAAGATAGTTTTCGTTTTAGAAAATTATATATAGTATAATATTGTCCTTCATCATATCCTTGTGATTCTAGGTCTGATTGGGGATCAATTACTACCTTTCCATCTTGAATAGTATATCCAGGATATCCAGCAACATTACTAAAGAGGGTAGTTTGGTTTAAATCTAGAATAAAATATTCTAAATAATCCTCTGATGGATTGAAAGTTATATCTTGGATAAAATTAGATATAAGAGCTTCATCTTCAGGAGAATAATTTTGAAGTTGAAGAGTATTAGGATCTATATTTTGTATATTAATTATTTTTTCCATCAGATTTGTGAACTAGAAACTTGTATTTCGACTAACTGTTGATTAAGCTCTAAATTTTGCTGTTGTAAAACATTAATTTCATCAATAAGAGCTTGAATATCAGCATTTATAGTATTTGAATCAATATATTCAGAACTAGTTTTAACTAAATATTCGTGTGAATTTATTTCTCCAAGTTTAGGAATTTGAAAAAACAAATCAGTATAGTATTGAAAAAATTCGTCAACAGAAATTGTTGTTGTAGGGGCAGGAGTAGTAGAAGAAGGAGAATTTGCTAATTGAGAAAATTTAGTATCAATAACTTTCTCATATTGATTTTTAGCATATACTTTTTTATTTAAATTTAACTTCTCCATTACCCATTAGTGATTTTAAAGTAATAACTATCATCTAATATAAATGTATTTCCATTTACAATAGTTTTAATTAAGATTTTATAATATCTTTCTGGTTGTAATCCATTCATATATAGAGTAAAGAAACTACTATTTTCGTCTTTACTTAATTGAGTATAGGTTGTATCAAAATCTATAACATATTCATCAGTATCCAAATCTTTTATAGCATAATATGATGTTTCGGGTAAATAATAGTTTTGAACAAAATATGAAGATGTTTGAAATGTTCTAGCTGGATATTCAGGACGAGAATATACTCTAAACTTGTTGATACTTTCCAAATAAAAAATTCCAGGATTTTCTCCTACTGTAACTACAAAAGGAATAGTATCTATAGTGGTTAATGTAGAAGAACCAGTATTAAAAGTAGTATCTACCCATTTAAATTCTAAATATGGAGGATATATAGTATGAGTATCAATTGAAAAATATTTCATTTTCGGTTGAACATCCTCATTATCAATAAATTCAGTTTCTTGTTTAACTATAAAACCATCGTTTACGATAGAGGAACTATACCAAGCATTGACAATATTTTTAACATTAATGTTAATATCTTTATCTGTATAATATCCGAATGTTTGAGAACCACTTAAAGATTGGGTTACATACCATGTAGCTCCTCCTGGATCTACTGATGGTGAATATGAGCCTGTTGATCCAGAGGCAAATGAACTAGTAGTCCACTTAATACCTCCTTGATAGTCTCTCCAAATCCAACTTGCACCATTTTGTACTTCAGGTAAATATCCATATCTTCCAGTTCCCATATTCCAGGATTGGGATACAGGATATACCTCTACTGTTGTATCAGAATTTAAAGCAGTAACATTAGCAACAAAACATCTTAAATTAGATTGCCATTGAGAACCTGAGATTTTATTATTAATAATATCTGAAATTTCGGTTGAGTCAAATTTAATTAGAAAACGACTTGTTTGAGGAGCAGGAGTACCTATGTTTCCTACTTCTAAAGAAGCTTCTATAATCTCATCTAATCCTGTATTTTGTTCAGGATTTATAGAATATAATGTGGTATCTTGTGTTGGGAATATTTTATATACTGCCATTGGTTAATTTATTTTTCTAAAATGATACTACTCTACCCTGAATATCAGTATTTGGAAATTTTACCTCAAAAATCATAGGATCTAAAGATGGATATATTACATTATTTTGGGTTGCTCCAGCTATATCATAAGCAAATTCAGAGTATCCTAAATTGGTTCCTACTTTATTAGCTATACTAATATTTTTAACAGTTTGAACTCCTTCTATTCTATCTAATAAAATATATAAATCTCTTAATATGATTGGTTGGTTTATTTGCCAATTAGAAATTGCAAAATATGTTTGAAGAGCAGTTATACAATTTGTTAAAACTTCGTTATTTGTAAAATTTGGAAGTACTATAATTTCAAAATTTATACCTATATTAATAACAAATGCATCTTTAACATTAACTGCATCCCCAATCATTCTATATGAAGACAAATATGTTATTAGATTTTGTTTTAAAGCAGGAGAAGAAACAACTAAATTTCCATTGTTATCAAATGTTAATATATATAAATCTAAAACACCTTTAGATTCACCTAAAGATGTATTTTGTAATTTAGTTGGCTCAATATATGCTTTAGCAATATTTCCGTATTTAGCAGGCATACTTAATGCTCTAACCAAATAATCATCTTGAGTAACATTTCGTAATTGAGAAGCAAAATTTACAGAAGAATTTTGTCTAATTTCTTCTATTGTATCTCCATCTCCTCCACCACTTGCGGCTTCAGGGTTTGTAACTGCTAGTGAACTAAATATATCATTAGCTGTAGATGGGACTAGATTTGAATTTAAAAACGTTATATTACCATTTATCGCGGTTAAAGTATTGGCTGAAACATTAGCCGAAACTCCTCCTCCGGTCAAATATCTAACTGTTAAAGTTGTATTTGAGGGAGCAATACCATAAGTATCTGTAAATAAGAAATTTGAAGGAGCGTATGCAGTTGTAAGTTTGGTTTGTTCAAATGGTAAACCAATACCTACATTATCTGGGTTTGGAACTATATTTTCATCAACATCTGAGGTAGTACCTGCACCAAACTGGATTTGGAGTGTTGTAGAGTTTCTAAAGCGAGTAGCAAATCTACGTTGTACCTTTTTTAACTTTAAAAGATATGGGGCATCACCATTGTATTGAGATAAATTAGGATCATTAACATTTGTATTCTTAATAGAATCATAAATCATTTCTTGACCTAAATAATCTACTTCATACCAAGTATTTCCTTCACTATCAATAATATCTAAAACTCCTATTAAATTAGTTGCATTTAATTCAACTGTATCAAATTTTACAGGAGAACCAAATGAAAATGTTGTTGTATTAATAGCAGCAGAAATAGATTTGCGAGATTTTTTTAATAAAAAGTATGTAGGATTTCCACTTGAAATTTCATATATCGTAATTTCAGTAGGATCTGTTGAACTAGAAACTGAAAAATCTACTGGATCTGAAATTAGGAATGAGGTGCCTTCTGTTGTAGCAACTGTTGAGTTTTGATTTACAAACAATGCGTAATCAAAATCAGGTATATAAGTTGAACCTGAGAGTTTAGATGGTACTTTTTGGTAAAAATCTATAGTTGTATTTGCTACACCTGTTACATTTGGTTTATAACCAAACATGTATGCTAGTTCAAATAAATTGTTGGATTGACGGGCAAATTGAAGATAGTTTTCTTGTACCTGATTGTCTAAGTAAAATGATAAAACATCTCCTACATATGCTGCCATTTCCATGAACATCATTCCCGGAGATGCAGGACTAAAATCATTGTAAGTAGTAGGAAAATAAGTTTTAGCGTAGTCAATTAGACTTGCTCTAAATTCATTAAAATCCTTATTTATATATTTTATATTTTTATTAGCAGCCATTATGCAAATATGATTTCTACTTGATCTGTTATACCAGTATTAATAATACTATAAAACAATTGTATGTTAATCTCGTTGTAGTCAGGATATTGTAATATATCTAATTTATCTACTCGTATATTAGTAAAATATTGACTAATTAAAGATTGAATATTTTCTTTTAAAGAATCTAGATTATCTGAGTTGATTTGTTCAAAAATGAATGCTCTTAAATTTGCACCAAACTGATTATTTAAATAGCGTTCAGTTTGATTGGTTAAGAAGAAATTTAATAAATTATTTCTAATAGCATCTTTAGTAGTATATGTTGAATTAAATACTGCGGGAGCATTAAAAGGGATAGACACTCCAACCGCTGTTCCGGGTTTTTGGTCTATAGGAAATATTCTTTTTGCTCCAAATGCCATTACTTATTAATTAAATTCATTATTTGATCTAATCCTAGTTGCCCATCAGGTAGAGATCCATTAACAGGATCTATATTACCTTGTAATCTAAATTCTCCTTCTAATCCGGATTTTGGTCCTTGAGCCATTTCTCCTAAAATATCCATATATGCTTTTTTAGTATCAATAGGAGATTTAGGTGGTAAAGAATTAGTATTAAAATTTAAAGTACGAGTTTCAGGATTAAAAGATTCATTTATGGGTTGTTTGTTTGATCTAACTGCTTCCAAAAGAATATCTCGCATTTCTTCTTGAAACACTTCTTTCACAGCTTCTTTAATAAGTTTTTTAAAAATATCCGTTTTCATTTGTTATAAATATTTGATTAGACAGCCTTTAAATCACTATTATCAATAATTAATTTAAGTTGTTGAATTAAAATTTGTGGAGTTGATGTAAATGATAATGGTGTTTGTAATAATATAATGCCCTGAGAGTTCTTAGCCACAGCTCTTCGTCTATTAACCGTAGGAGAAAATGGTTCTTCAACTACTTCTAAAGTAAATCCTTGATAAACTTGAGAATCTGAGGTTTGTTGGGTTTGAGCTATTGTATATTGTTGATCAATTTGATTTATAAAATCACTGGTTGAAGATAAATTGGAAGAATTAACCCCACATTGGAGAAGATACTGATCTATAATTTTTAATAGATTTAACAGTTTAAAAATAGCATTGCTAGCATAATCTAAAGCCTCTGAAATAGAAGAAATTGTGTTTTTAAGGGTTTGAACTTGGGGCTTTATAAGTTCAACTAAATCTTTTAATGTATTAATAGCAGAAGGTCCAGCACCTGGAGTTAAAGGAATGAATGCTAAAGCAATATTAGCAGCTATGCGAGCTTTATCTGTAGTATCTAAAATTGTAGATGTAGTATTTGCAACTGTATTTAAAGTATCTATAGGTTTACTTAGAGTTTTTATTGTTCTAGATACAGTATTTAATTTATCAATTAGATTATTTCTTAAAGTAAGAATTTCTTGGAGTTCATTTTGGGGTAAACAACTTCCAGGCATCTCCATATTTGGTTGTCCTATATTCTTGATTCCAGTTCTATCAGCAATTTGGATAATAGAGGGAACTAATTGTTCAATAAGTTTTTTGGCATTATTAACTATTAATAACGGTATTTTACTTTGAGACATTATCTAATTATTGAATTAGTTAAATTAGTTTGGGATTGAAGAGATTTTTTTTGTTGAGCTAATAATGTAGTTTTAGCATTTTCTAAGGTTGCTGTTGAAGATACAGTTACTGTATCTATACTATTCCATTCTTTAGGGATAGTATCAGGTATAAGTTTATCTTTATGAAGAGAAGGATCATACAGTTTTGCATACAATAAAGTAGGATATGTTAATTCCTTCGCGGATTGAGCATCTTTTACACTTATAACATATCTTTTACTTCCCCATATTATTGGATATAAAGAATCTAAAGGAAGATTTTTATTTCCTTTAGGAGTAAATATTCTAGATCTAGGATAAAACATTTGGATAGTTTGAGTACCTACCCACCCATCAATTTGAACATTCGGATCTGTTTTACTTGTAAATTTTTGGATTGCTTTTATATCATCAGTAGTTAAAGGATTTTGAGTTCCTCTATATTTGTTAGAAGAACCAAATGAAGCCCACAATGATGATTTAGTATCTGTGTTAAATTCATTAATTAATTTTAGACTTATATTTTTTCTACCCTCTAAAGAATTTATATCAGTATTAATTTTTCTATCTTGAAGAAATAAATAAAAAAAAGTCCATTTATCAACAACACTTCCTGGTGGAAAACCGTTTATAGATTCGATATCTAATGGATTATTATTAAGTATTACTTTGGATGTTAAATCTACCCCAGATACTACCCCAAATTGATTTTTTTTGGTAGGATCGTCTCCTTCTTTATAGTTAATTTCAGCCATTATAATGTAAAATTACGTTTTGAAGTTATAGCACAATTTTCAGGAGTACTTCCTAATTGTTTTTCTAGGCTCTGTAGAGTTGTTAGAGCATTAGTCATAGGTAAAAGTAATTCAGGGAATTGAGCTGGACTGTATGGAGCAACTGGTAGAGAAGTTAGATTTTGTAGAGACCGAGCTATTTCTTTAATAACTGATGTTAGATTTTTTAATAAATCAACAGTTGTATCTCCGAGTAATAATGGTTCTGTGGCTAAATCTTCTTTACCTAAAAATATTTTATCAGCTTGAGTGATGAATTTTTTAGTATCTATATTAATTGTTTCCTGAGAATTTAAGTTTATAGATTTAGCAGAACTTAATAATATATGATCGTTATATGCGTTAAATAATAATCTACCTGAGTCTAGAATTATTTGGGGCCCAGCGTATTTGCTAGGAGAAGTTGGTTGTTGTCCCTCAGGATAACTAACATAACTAACACTAGAAGCGTTTAAAGGAATATTCTGGGTACTTGTTATATAAATAGAAGAATCATCATTATTAATATTTTCTACTACAGGTGTCCAACCTTCATTAGTTTGGGAACCTTGACCATTTCTAATTATAGTAATAGGATCTCCATCTTCTCCAGCATTTGACCAGTTATTTGGAGTTCCTTTAACTGTACTACCTAAACGAATTGAATTTCCCCATCTTCCTTCATGTATAACATCTCCCTCAAATGGTAAAATAGGATGTATATTGGAACGTTCTTTAAAGGTTTTACCTAAAGAAATTTGTGTTGGATCATTAACAGTAGTAATTACACTTCCTGCTATTGTTTGTAGATAATCTTTTTGTTGTGGAGGAGAAGGTTCGTTAGCATTAGAAGGATACGCATTATGGTGTGGGTGATTCC